ACCTGACACAGGCTTAACTTATATTCGTTATATTTGCAGCATGGCTAAAAGAATGAAAGTAAAATCATATCCAATCTATAGTGAAGATATGCACACCTGTATGCAATGGTGCCTAAAAAATAGAATAATAGTACATGTGCAGCCAGAAGTGGTCTTCTTACCTAAAGCTGCTAAGACTGGCAAGTACCATGTAATAGTAAATAACAAAGGCAAAGTAATTACATCAGAACCTAAGTATACAAATCCTGAAGCTTGTTCTAAAGCATGGGAAATATGTTGTCACTTTTATGAGAATCGTCCAACTGACACTTTATAAACTTATATAACCTTGTCTTTATATATTATACATATATAATATATACACTGTATAATAGTGTAGTATATACTATATAATTATATAGTAAGTATAATAGTGTATTATACACTGTAGTACTATATGATTACCACTGTATAATAATACCTGTAGGTTTTTTTTCTTTTACTATATAAATATACCAGCTACACTATTAAAGAGTGTATATACAGTACCTTATGTATAAGAACTGACACAACAATTTCGTATCTTGCATAGAGATACACTAATCACTAATCCAGTTACTTAAATAATATGCAGAAAGATATCAAATTCATTGTGCCAGATTCACTAGAAGAAATAACGCTCGGTAGTTACCAATCTTACTTGGCATCAATAGAAGGCTTAGATGAGACTAAAGACGTAAAGGAAATTAACACGAAGCTCTTAGAGACGTTCTGCGGGCTTGAATCAGACCAAGTGAACCTCTTACCCTTCAATGCGGTAGAAAGTGCCTTAAAAGTGCTTACAGATGCCTTTAAAGAGGAGTATGAACTTATTCGTATGTTTAATCTTGAAGGAGCTAAGATGGGATTTATACCAAAGCTAGACGATATGACTCTAGGTGAGTATATAGATTTAGAGACTCACTTCGGTGATTGGGAGAATATGCATAAAGCAATGGCAATCCTCTACAGAGTAGTTAACTTTGAGAAAGGAGAGAAGTATTCGATTGTCTCGTATGATGCCAATGAGGACTTGCAGGAACTTATGAAGTTAATGCCGTTAAGTGTTGTAATGAGTTGTATGGTTTTTTTTTATCATTTAGGGAAGGAATTAGCGCAAGCTACGTCGACTTATATACTCAAAGCTCTCAAGCAGGAGAAGGGCACAATATCTCCTCTGAAGGAAGCTTTGGAGAAAAGTGGGGTTGGTATCAATCAATTTACGGACTCGCTCAAGGGGATGTCAGAAGATTTGACGAAATTACAGAATTACCGTTACACCAATGTTTAACCTTCTTGGCATTCGAAAAGGAAAAGAATGAAATAGAAGCTGCAATGATTAAGAAACAATATAAATAATGAAAGCATACTACGATTTAATTGATAGAATACATACATACCTAAGCGGTGTATCTCCAATAAATACAGTAACCTTTGGGGACTTACTAGAAGTAGACCTATCTAAGCAAACTATATTCCCTTTAGCTCATGTTGGCATTATCTCTATGCAGTTCGAAGAGCATATCATGAACTTATCTATGAATGTAATTGTAATGGATATAGTTGACCAAGACCAAGATGACAAGCAGACTAAGACTAAACCACATTTAGGACTAGATAATAAGCACGATATACATAATTCACTACTTAACGTAATTAATGGCTTACAGAGCTCTATACGAAGAGGTGGGCTTAGAGATTACCATTATGAAATATCAGGAGTTCCGACTGCTCAGTTGTTTGAAGATAGATTTGAGAATGAAGTAACTGGTTGGTCAATGACTATTGATATAACTATGGCTAATGATGATATGGGATTAATTAATGCAGACGGTAGCCAATGTCCTTAAAGATAAAGAATACAAAGGATTATATGACGAGCTACAGCCTTAAGCTAGTAGACCTCTTGCGTAAAGAGATGGCATCACCTCAGAAAAATAAGATGCAATATGAGAATAGTTCTATAAACGCTACAGGTAGAAGTTCTGCTAATATAAATTCTATAGTAAATTCATCACCATTAAATGATTTAAGTATAGATATTAGAGGTGATGACCACCTAGAAGATTTAGATAAAGGAACAACAACTACAACAGCAAGTGTAACAGATATAGCAAAATGGATAATAGCAAAACCAGTAAATTACAGAGGAGCAAGTCAAAGTCAAACACTAAAGTCTCTAGGAGCAGGACACCCGAAAGTATTATCCTTAGCAAAGAAGATAGTAAAAGGTCTAGCAAGAAGAGGAACACAACCGACAAACTTCATAACCCGAACGGTGGAGAAGCACATGGCAAATCTAAAGATAGTTGCCCCAATTGTGAAAGATGTAGAGGCAGGTGTAAAGGACTTACTAACTCAGGCAGGATTTGATTTAGAAGGTAAAAATATAAAATTTGAATAATGTCAATAACTAATATAAAGAAAATTAACGTAAGGAGTCCATTTTATATAAATGTAGGTAATGCTTACGAAATACCTGTTGTAGAACCAGACCCACTCGACCCTGACCCAATTGACCCTGTTGAAGATGATATTATTGTGCCACCAGACCCAGTTGACCCAGTTAACCCAATTATATCTACATACCCTATTTCTTGTGGGGTAAACTATGATACAGGCTCTACTAGTGGAATCAGAAGGTATCGTGTTAATTTAGCTGGTCGTGAGTATGGAGATGTTTCTGTAAATATCACAAATATTATAGTTCCTATGAAAATGAGAATATATAATCAAGGTGCTACAGCAGGAGCTTATCAGACTAAAGGTCAGGATTCTTATGCACCTCAATGGTTAGCAGCTACTGGAGAAGATGCTACTGATTTAACATCTGCAGTTGGTGGTGTATTTCCCGCTATAAATAACACATTAGTTTATACATATAATACAGCTGAGTCTAGTGTTTATGGTGATTACTTAATAGTAGAGCTATCTATGCCAATAACTGTTTCAAATCCTAAAGTTGAAGTAAGTTGCTTAGCAGAAATAGGTGCTGTTGCTGACCCTGAGTATGTTTATACTATGACTATAGAGCATAGAAATTTTAATTCACTTGAACAAGTAATTGTAAAGGTTAATGATGTTGCTTATGATTTAAATAGTAATAAAGCAGAGGGTGATGGTATAAGGCTAGTATGGGATAATGTAGCTCCTTTAGTAGCTCCAGAAACAAATTACTTCCCTTATCCGCAAACAAATAATGCGTATCGTAAATCTCATCTTGATTGGGATTATACAAAAATGAATATTACTCATTTAGCAGAATCTGAATATAGACAACTTGGTCAATCGGTTACTATTGATACAAGTCTAGGAGAAGGTCTATTTGACTTAGCTATTCGTATGGAGAAAAGACCTGTAGTAACAATAGCAGGTGTAAGAACTCTTTTACCTTCTCAAACGGGTTATACAGCTGTAATGACTATACAACATGGAGACTGGGGCGATGCAACTAATATTGATATAAATTTTGATAGCATAACATTAAGACCATTTGGAAGTATTATAAAGCAAAGGGATGGAATAACGTATTCTCCTGAAATGGTTACATCTTTGACGAATCAATTATAATTATGGTAGAATTAGTAAGTGCAAAATTAAGTTTATATGTATGGAGAGGGGCTTTAAATGCAGTACCCTCTACACCAACCTATACATTACAAAAGACAAAGTTATCTACTGAAACAATAATAGTTTTTGAAATAGCAGAACTAGTTAAAGATTATGTAGAAGTAATATTTGATGGGGACTACGGTTCAATAGTTCAAACTAGCTGGGTTTACTGGCAGGTTGAAAGAACCTATTCAAATAATACTACAGATAAATTTACTCAATACGCTATGGCTTTTAGGGGTTATGGAGATGTTACTGATGGCATCAATCCAGAGCTGTCTAAGACCGTAATGATGACTAATAGGGTTGTGCATAATAAGTGTGGTGACTTTATGACTGTACCTGTATATACTTTTACTGGTGATGGTGTTACTGAGGTTGTATACCTAAATGATGGAACACCAATAGATTCAATAATTACTGGTAGTTCAAATGTATTTACTGTTGCTCAATCAATAAATATTGCAGCTCCCTCAGATATAATAACTATAGATAAGACTTTAAGTACAGTATCCTCTTCTGATGATATTACAACCACTCCAGTTATACCTATAAATGCGAATGAAATAACTTTTACTAATGCTGATGGTACAACTACAAAAGTATATATTGAATGCTTAGAAGATTGTAAAAACGAACCACGCAAGCTATCCTTTATAAACAAGTTTGGTGTAATGCAAGATATGTGGTTCTTTGCAAAGAAAACGGAATCGTTCTCTAGTGAGGTAGAGTCTTACAAGAAATCTACACTCAACATAGGAAGTAGTGCTTCTTACAGAGTATCAGAGCACCAAAATCAGTATTTAAGCAATCAAGGTAAGGAAAAGATAACAATGAGTACTGGATTTGTAGATGAATCGTATGGAGAGCTTATAAAAGAGTTAATTGTATCTGAATACGTTTATATGGCAGATAAAGTGCTAAGAAGCCCTTCAGACCCTTCATTTCCTTTAGCAGTCCCTATAACAGTAGCTAGTAGAGATTTTGATATTAAAACTAGACGTAATGACAAATTAGTAGAATATACACTTGAGTTTGAAGCAGATTCTGACTTTATACAAAGCGTAAGATAAATGAGGGAGATACAATTGTATGTAGAAGACCAAAGGTTAGACCTTTTCTCAGATGAAAATATAGATATGAAATCTAGTATCCAAGATGCTAAGGATATATCAAAGGTATTTACAGACTACACTAGTCAATTTTCTGTACCTGCATCAAAAGACAATAACCGTATATTTAGGCATTTCTATAATTTCAACGTATCTCAAGGAGGATTTGATGGTAGGGTATATCACGAATCAAAGATGCTTATAAATCACCTACACTTCAAAAGAGGTAGAATTACCTTGAATGGGGTGCTTATGAAGAACCAAAAGGTTTCATCTTATAATATTACATTCTACGGAAATACAGTTACATTAACCGATATACTTAAAGAAGATAAACTACAAGCATTAGATTTCTCTGCTTTTGACCATACTTGGAATCATGATAATATAAAAGATATATTTCAGAATGGACTAGATGTTAATTCTGATTCTGATGCACTTATATATCCACTAATAACCTCAAAGAAAAGATTATTCTACGATAGCTCCTTAGTTGACAATTCAAATAAGAACTTTAACGGTAACTTATATCATACCACTGAATCTAGTCCGTCAGACCCTAAAAGGTACTCTAAAAGAGGAGTAACTCCTATAGATTTAAAACCTGCTATAAAGTTACATCATGTAATAAAAGCTATAGAGGATAAATATACAGGCATAAACTTTACCAGTGATAGCTTTCTCAATTCTACAAGCGTACCTATTTCTAATTTGTATATGTGGATGAGTAATCGTAGCGGTAACATCTTTGGTGAAGATGCTTTATATAGATACGTTTTCAATAACTACTCTCTTAAGTCTGGCTCAGTTGATTTGGCTAATGTATCAGTAGAAGATAAAGCTATAAAACTAAACATTATTCATGGATTATCTGGAGACTTCTTTAGATGGACTGTAATCGTAAAGGTTAATGATGTATTAAATGTTGATACTGAATATACTGTAAGCATAAGAAGCCTTATAAATGGTTCTGTAAAAAAACAAACCTATTCAGGAGATAGAGATATTTACTTTGAGGTAACTGGAGAATCTTCCTTTAATGAATTTACGGTTGAACTAGCTTCTAAAGAATTAACTTCTTATAATGTAGAGGTTGACATTAGATACTGGGAGGTTTATAATAACTCACAAATAAGAATAGAAACATACGAGGTTAATAATGGCTCTGATATAACTGTAGTTCAAGATTTAGCTATAAAAGATAATCTTCCTGATATTAAGATTATAGATTTATTAACGGGCTTATTTAAGCTGTTTAATCTTACTGCTTACTTTATAGATGATGAATACTCTGCTGACTTTGGTAAGATAAGAGTATTACCTCTAGATGATTACTATGCAGACGCATTAAATAATCAATCTGGTGGCATTATAGATATAACGGATTATATTGACGTAACTGAGCATATAGTTAATACTTCATTTCCATTTTCCGATATAGACTTTAAATATAGCAAAACAGAAACATTATTGATAAAACAACATAATGATGAGTTCGGTAGAATATTCGGTAACTCTAATTTACCAGTATCTAGTCAATATCAAAACCTTGTAACAAGAAAACCTTACGAAATAAAAGTGCCATTTGGACATTTAAAGTATGAAAGAATAAGGAATGGTGCTAATGATAGTCAAACAGAAATTCAGTGGGGTTATGCAGCGTCTGGAGACTTTAACTCTAAGAATAAATCTCCGTATGAAAACTATAATTCGGAAACAGCTGACCATAAACCGCCAGAAGGAGACTATAGCTCTGTAAATATAAAGCCATTACTGTTTTATGGCATCCAGCAAACTAGTATGATTGAAAAGATAAACTTCTCTTCTATAGATTTAATTCAGTCTGCAGCTATAGATAAGTATTTTATGCCATCTAATAGTAAAGAAGATAGTGCCAATGTTATAATACCTGCAACAGTATCGTTAAACTTTGACGCAGAGGTTGATGAATTTACTCAGGTAGACTCAGGCTCTCTAACTAACTCTTTATTCAATAAGTTCTATAAAAAATATATAAGAAGCGTTTTTGAGCCTAGTAAAAGGATGTTTATATTCACAGCTTACTTTCCGCCTAGTTTCCTTATAAAATACAAATTAAATGACCAACTAAAGGTACAAGATGTGGTGTATCGGATTAATTCTATATCGACAGAACTTAACACTGGTAAATCTAAGTTAGAACTTATAAATTTAAATGCAGACGAAATTATAGAATGATAAAACAGATATTAGAATTACTGGGGACTGATGACTGGTATGGTCAATCTAAAAATATAGATATTGCTAAAGGCAAGTATAAAGCTGTAGCTAACTGGAGTGAGATGATGGAACGAACAAAAAGAGAATACTATGGCAAGTGAAATTATAGTAAGCATCAATGTAAAATCTGGGAAGGCTGAGGTTAGCTTAAAGAAAGCTAAAGTAAGTGTAGATGGTCTTGCTAAAGCTCAAGAGAAATTAGCAGCAGCAGAACATAAGTCAGCAAAAGCAATAGCTTTAGTTAATCTGAAGACAAAAGAGCAGATTGAGGCAAACAATCAGGCTGCAGCTGCTACACAAAAGAATATAAATAAAGGAAGTGGTCAATTTAGAACTCAGGTAGGTTTAAATAATGCCATACTTACTGAAGCAGGTAGAGCAGCTTCTGATTTACGTTTTGGATTTAATGGTGTAGCGAACAACGTTGGTCAAATAGCTTCGTTATTTGGTAGTTTAATAAATACAAGTGATAATTTAGCAACTTCATTTAAGAATCTATTTAAGTCTCTTCTAGGTACTGGAGGTATAATGATTGCTATCCAGTTATTAATTGCGTACGGAGACCAAGTATATAGCTTCTTTTTTGGTGCTGCAGAAGCAGCTGGTGAGTTACAAAAAAAGATGGAGAGCTTATTAAAGCCAATAAAACAAAACAGATTAGAGTTGTTAGGCTATATAGAAGTGTTAAAAGACACTACTTCTAGTGAGGAAGCTAGGATAGAGGCTTTAAATAAGTTAGCTCAAGCAGTCCCAAATGCTGTCAATGATAATGGTGAATTAAAAATAAGTTATACTGAATTAAGATTAGTTGTAGATGATTATATAGAGCAACTAACTATAAGGGCTGAAATAGAGGCAATTATAGAGATTAATTCACAAAAGTTCTCATTAAGAAGAAGGGTTAGGAATATAGAAGCTATAGAGGATGAGGATAAAAAAAACAAAGAAATAAAGAAATACTTAGATGAGGAGATAGGCTTTTTTGAGGCTAGTGGTAGAAGTAGAGCTGAACAGAGGAAATTAGATAAATTAAGCGAAGAAGAACGAAACAAAATTAGGTTTGAGAGCTTAAAAGATAGAGCTAAAAAGGAGGCACAACAAGTTATTGATAGTGTAGTTGCATTACAGCAGAAACTAAAAGGTATTAAAGTCGACCCTTCTGGTGCTGACCCTGCTGGTAGTACTAGAATTAGAGTATTTAAAGAGAAACTTCTTCAATTAGAAAAACTAGAGCAGAGATATAGAGAGAAGTCTATAAATGACGATGGGCAAACTAATGAAGAGAAGATAGGTCAATTCCAGCAAAATGAATTTGCTAAATTAGACATACTTGAGGAGAACTTTATAACTAGAGAGTCGTTAAGATTAAAGAATTATATAGAGAGTGTAAATAACCTTAAGGTTAGCAATGAAAAGAAAGCTGAGCTTATAGCTGATGCTGAGGCTAAGTTTACGAATGAAATAAAAATAGCTGGAGAAGATAGGTTAAAAGTAGAAGAGCAAATTGAAGCTGCTGGAGATTTAAGATTATTAAGATTATTACTGAAGGAACAAAAGATTAGGAGAAAATTTAATTTAATAAAAACAGAATCTCTAAAAACTAGTCTTGGTGATGATGAAGCTTATTTTACCGCTAGAACTGCGGTACTTGAAGATAATATACTTGCACAGGAAGAAATAGTGGAGTCTCATGCTGAAGGAACTGTAAAACGTGCTAATGCTGAGATAGAGCTATTTAAGCTACAGGATGAATTAAGAAAGAATGAATTAGCAAAAGAAAGAGCGTTTATAAATAATAAGAAGTCTATAAATAGTGAATATATAGGGTTTGCTAAGGGAATTTCAACATTATTAGGAACTATTGCAGGAGAGAATGAAGCTGTACAAAAAGCTGCTTTATTGATAGAAAAAGGAGCTGCTATAGCTAGAATAGTTGTAAATGCTCAAAGCTCTATAGCTACTTCAAGAGCTTTTGCAACCGCTGTCCCTCTTATCTTACCTCCCAATATCCCTAACCCTGCAAAGCCAATAGCTGAAGCAGCTCATGCTCAAGGCGCTATCAGGACTAAGGTTGGTGCTGCTATAGGAATAGCTAATATATTAGCAACAACTATTAGCTCATTCAAGGCACCATCATTAGGAGGAGGCTCTGGAGGTTCTGGAGGTAAAACAGTGGTAAATGCTCCTGACTTTAATGTAGTAGGAGCTTCAGCAACTAACCAATTAGCTCAAACGGTAGCAGGACAAGTAAATACACCGCTAAGAGCTTATGTTGTAGGTTCTGACGTTCAGAATCAATTATCATTAGATAGGCAAATTGCTGTAAATGGAAGTATAGGTTAATTCAATAAATAAATAAATAAATATGAGAATAGTAGAATTATTAATAGACGAAGAAGCAGCATTATCAGGAATAGAAGCAATTAGCATTGTAGATAAGCCTGCGATAGATGAAAAGTTTATTGCATTAAGCAAAGATAAAAAGGTGCAGCTTGCTGAGGTGGATAAAGAAAAGAAGATTCTTATGGGTGCTGCATTAGTACCTAATAGAAATATATTTAGAGGTGATGATAATGATGGCTACTATATATACTTTTCTGAAGATACAGTTAGAAGAGCATCTGAGTTATTTCTAGTAAGAGGTAATCAGAATCAATCTACTCTAGAACATCAAGCTTCTCTTCATGGTTTATCAATTGTTGAATCGTGGATAATCGAGGATGAAGTTCATGATAAGTCTAGAAAATATAATATGGATTTACCATTAGGTACTTGGATGATTTCTATGAAGGTTGACAATGATGATGTTTGGGATAACTATGTAAAAACAGGTTTAGTCTCTGGCTTCTCTATAGAAGGATATTTCACTGACTCTATTGACCTAAGTTCGGACTTAATATCTGAAGAGGATGCAACAGAGATTCTAGTTAAAGTAAAAGAATTTGTACAATCTAAATTAAGCGATAATGGCAAAGAATAAAAAGAAGAAAATAAGTAAACCGAAAAGTATCATACTAGCTTCAGAAGCTTCTATTCTTGGCATCAAAGCTGAGAAATTCAACGCTCAGTACACAGATATTAACGGTTATGGTGTAGACATCCTAATGCTAGAGAAAGTGTATCTAAGAGGCTCTGAGAGCTTAGTAGACAGTCCACAGGATAGAGTTAACCAGTTCATGTATTTAGTTCGTAGTGGTAAGCCACTTAATCTAGAATATACACAAGATTTTGACTTACTACCAGAAGGTCATCCAAAGAGAAAGATATGAAAAGACGCAAGAAATATACACATAGTAGGACTGGAGTAAAAGGCGGTAATAGAGGTTGTTTATGTGCTGACGGAAAGACTTACTCATCTAAGTGTTGCGATGGTAGCTTACAATCGCAAGGAGTAGGTAGTTTAGTTAGACCTGCATTCTATTTACAAGCAGAAAGTGGAGATTACATATTACAAGAAGATAACAATAAAATAAAACTATAATGTCAGATAAAAAAATAAGTCAATTAGCAGCGATTACTAACGTTGAAATCACAGGAGCAGAGAACGTTCCGTTAGTACAAGGTGGTGCAACCAAACAAACAACCATTAATTATATAAGGGATTATGTTCAGTCGAATATAAACTTAGGTAATCCTGTAAATAGTTTTGCTGTAAATGGTAATAATTTAACAGCTACCTTAAAGGATGGTACTACTTTCGATGTAGATATAACAGCTTTAACTACTGATACTAATACACAGTTATCTGATGCTGATATTACTGCTTTAGGCTATCTTAAAACAGATACCAATACACAACTAACAGATGCTGACATTACTTCTCTTGGTTATATTAAAAGTGAGCATAATACACAGCTAAGTGATGCTGATATAGAGGCTTTTGGGTATGTAAAGAACGACCAAAACACTCAGTTGTCTGACGCTGACATAGCTGCTTTTGGATACATAAAAACCGATACTAACACGCAGATTAGTGATTCGGAAATTGCAGGTTTAGGATACATTAAATTTGATACAAATACTCAGTTAACTGATGCCGAGATTACTAGTCTTGGTTATATAAAGACCTATACCGACACTCAGCTTACTGACGCACAAATTACTGCTTTAGGGTATATCAAAACAGATGCTAACACTCAACTAAGTGATGCGGACATAGCTGCATTAGGTTACGTTAAGACTGATACGCAACTAACTGACGCTGAAATAGGTGCTTTAGGTTACATCAAGACTGATAACGATAATAATACCCAGCTATCTGACGCTGATATTGCAGCCTTCGGTTATGTGAAGACTGACACACAATTAACTGACGCAGAGATAACTGCATTAGGGTACGTTAAGACAGACAACAATACACAATTAAGCGATGCAGATATTGCTGCATTTGGATACGTAAAAACTGATAATGATACACAGTTAACAGACGCTGAGATAACCGCTTTAGGATACATAAAGACTGACACTAATACTCAACTAAGTGACGCTGAAATAGGCGCGCTAGGGTATATTAAGACAGACACTAATACACAGTTAACAGATGCTGAGATTGCAGCACTTGGATATATAAAAACCGACAATGATACGCAATTAAGTGATGGAGATATAGCTGCTTTTGGATATATAAAAACAGACACTCAATTGACAGATGCTGAGATTACAGCGCTTGGATACGTAAAAACTGATAATGATACACAATTAAGCGATGCTGATATTACTGCCTTTGGATATGTAAAGACAGATACTCAATTAACAGACGCTGAAATTACAGCTCTAGGATATGCCAAGTCAAGCCCTAACTTAAGTAAGACAGCAATGGACTTTGGACTTGATTCTACAGGCTCTACGATACTTCTAAGAGACTTATCTCTAGGTTCTGATAACGTTATAGAGTCACACGCTGTTAACACCTTAGAAGCCGTTGCAAGCGGTACTGATATTAAGATAAAAGTCAATGACGGAGCTAAAGTTGTAGCTACTGCTTTATCTGTTAGCTCTACAAGTATAAACGGCTCGTTTGTTAATTCTGTACTCAATCAAGCTGTAGTGCAATTAAATGCCATATTTACTAATACTGCAGGGTTTGCTTCTGTAGATAAATTTGTAAACTCTTTCTCTTTAGTAGGAGATGACTTAACGCTAGGACTAAACGATGGTACATCATTCACATCTGATGTAACTACATTCGGAGTAGATGAGAACAAGTTTGTTTCTAGTGCTACTTTAAATGGAAATATTATTACACTAACAATGAATGACTCTACATCTTTACTTATAGATGCTGCTAGTCTTGCTATTGATAATGATACAACTATAACTAGTGGTTCTGTAACTGGTACTACTTTAAACTTAACTACAAGTAGTGGAGGCGTAATTGCTATTGATGCAAGTGGTTTAGCTGGTGGTGTAAGTGTTGCTAGTGGTTCTGTAATAGGAAACAATTTAGTACTAGTTATGTCAGACGCTTCTACTGTTACTATTGATGCTGCTAATATGGTAAATGGCGCTAGTTTAAGTGCTGTAAATAACGAATGGTTTATATCTTACGGAACTAATGCAAATACTCCTGTAGGTGAGACTGTAATGAATAGCAATGTAAATCTACAAATGCCTTTCTACTTTGGTCAAGCCTTAACTAGAGGAGCAGAATTAACGTTCAATTTAGATAGTGGTAATCAATTAAGATTAGGTATATGGGATGGTGCAGCAGAAGCTACTGCTTACAATGGTAGTCCAGCTGCGGGAGACCTTACAAACTGGGGTACTGTATTTAGTTATACTAATGGGAATGGTAAATTTGGTGATGGAACTAATACAGATGTAACTACTTATCATTCTAGTGGGTATTCAGTAACTAATAACGCTCCTATGTCTGTTAGATTTGGTACTGATGGTCATTTAACATTAATGGACTTATCTGGAGGTACTGAAATTATAGTAGCTAAAACTACAATACCTCTATCAGTTCAATCCTTTAATATGCAGATTGCTGGTTGGAATAACACAGAATTTCCTAACGCAATTATTAGCGACTCTGAATTTATATGGGAGATTGTACACGATTATGCAGGTACTGAAGCTGGTTTATTCAACGGAGCTTTAACGCATTCTGTAATAAAAAGAAACTTAGCTTTATCTCCGGGTCAACAGTATATGATACCTTTACAGAAACAAGGTTCTGGTGAGACTTTCGGGATTGGATATACTGCAGCAGCTACTGGTAATGTAACTGCAGAAGATAATTTACTTACTTCGTTTAAATACCAAACTAATGAATCTATTATAGCAGATATAAACTGGAATCATAATACTGCAGCTTCTAACTATTTTCAAGCTGGTGGTTCTATTGATTCTTGGAGGCAAGGTGGTGCAGGTACTCTGCAAGGCTTATTTAGTTTAAGATATTTAACTGATAATACTTTACAACTATGGAGTGAGACTTATAATGAGTTGGTAGCTTCTTCAGCTGTGCATCCAGATGGTAGTGATATTTACTTGTACTTTGGAGTTAATGGTAATACTAGTTACGTAAACTTACCAAGCATAACTAAACAGTTTATTGGACAAGGCTCACAACCTCTACCAAGCTTTCAACCTGTTGCAGCTAATCAAACTGCATCTGTAGCAGAAGGAGCGGTACTAAACTTTCAGGTAGTAACTTCAGACAATATAGTAAATCAGTTTGCCGAAGTAGATGCACCAAGTTGGATGACATTAAACCAAACTACTGGTATATTAAGTGGAACTGCTCCAGCTTTTGCGGGAACTTCAGCGGATACTATTGTAGTTAATTGTAAAGCAGGTAATGCTATTGGTGGAACTGTAGACTTTACAGTAACAGTTGGAATAACAGAAGTAACCGCTACTGGTAATGCATTACTATTCCCTGCTAGTAATACAGCAGCATTTCTTACAGGTAATGCTTCAAACATATCAGCACTACAAAGAGCTGCTAACGGCACAGGTTCTTCAGATGCTTGGTCAATATCAATGTGGGTTAAACCATCAACAGATACCACTTCGCAAGCTCTATTCTACTACGGTGGGAATAACTTAACTACAAAGGGTGCTATACAGATAAGTCAATTTAGTGGAGGTAACGTGTTACTTAGATTTGGAGACGGAACAGACTTTATAGCTTACTTTGGTTTAGGTAATTTTACTACTGGTTCTTGGAATCATATCTTAGCTACTTATAGTGGTGCTGACACAATAAACGCAAATGGTGGAGCTGCTGCATTTACTTTCAAGATAAACGGAGCAAATGGTATCTCACAAATACAAGCTGGTGGAGCTGGTTATTCTGGTTCTATACTGGATGAGACATTTAAGGTAGGTAGTCACAATTCGGCAAACTACTTAAAAGGAGGTACAGTTCATCAAGTTGCTATTTGGGATTCAGACCAATCTGCTAATCTAGCTACTATATATAACTCAGGTGCAACACAAGACTTAAGCTTATTAACTCCTGCTCCTGCACATATACTGCAACCTACTAATTCAGTTACTACAATATCTGATTCAGTTGGTAATGCAGACTTAACAGGATTTGGATTTACAGCTGCAGCATTAGTAACAGATGCACCATAATTAAAAATCTAACACTATGCTGATAACCAGTTAATTTATTAAATTATCTTAAATATGAACAATCCAAAAGCAACTAGTATTCTTAACGAGATTCTAACAAAGCTATCTGAGATTATTTCAGTTGAAGATTCTCCTACAAGCGAGCAAGTAGAAGCTGTAGTCGAAGAATTATCAGAAGAAGTTATTGAAGAAGTAACGGAAGAAGCTCCAGTAGAGAGTGAAGAAGTTTTATCTGAAGAATCAGAAGAAGCTGAATTAAGTGGTGCTTATGTTACGGAAGAAGCATTTGCAACTAAGGTTTTAGACATGGAGGCTAAGTTAGCTGAAATGAAATCTTTAATTGAAGTTGAAATGAGTTCGCAGAAGAAACAGAAAGAAGAATTGTCTGCACAAGTAGAGAAACTTTCTGCTCAGCCTGCAGCCGAAGCAATCACCCACAACCCAGAAGCTGAAACAGAGAAAAAATCTGTATACAACTTCGCAACAGAAAGACCTATGTCTACATTAGACAGAGTATTTAATAGATTAAACAAATAAACAAAAACAAAAATGGCTACAACTACTTCAATTACAACTACTTACGCAGGTGAGTTTGCAGGACAATATGTTGCTGCAAGTTTGCTAGAAGCGAAGACTCTATCTCAAGGTGGAATCTCAATCAAACCAAATGTAAAATTCAAAGAAGTTCTAAAGAGATTAGACTTAGATAGCATCGTTAAAGACGCATCTTGTGACTTCTCTGACACTTCTACTATTACATTGACTGAAAGAATCCTTCAACCTGAAGAGCAACAAGTAAACCTACAAATCTGTAAGTCTGACTTCGTATCTGACTGGGAAGCTGTACAAATGGGATACTCTGCTTATCACAATGTACCTCCAACATTTGCTGACTTTGTTCTAGGACATATTGCAGCTAAAGTTGCAGAGCGTACTGAGCTTTCTATCTGGTCTGGTGATACTGCTAATGATGGTCAATTTGATGGTTTCACTAAGAAACTTTCAGCTGATGCTGGACTACCCTCTGCTAATGAGCTTACAGGTATTGCAATTACTTCTGTTAACGTTATCGAAGAACTAGGAAAAATAGTTGACGCTATTCCTTCTTCTATGTACGGTGCTGAAGGTTTATTCATCTACGTTTCTCAAAATATCGCAAGAGCTTACGTTCGTTCTTTAGGAGGTTTCGCTACTGTTACTCAACAAAATGCAGCAGCTTCTGAGAATGTAGGTATCACTTCTATAGGTGGTGCAGGTGTAAACTCTCAAGGTACTATGTGGTATCAGAATGGCGGTCTTATGATTGACGGAGTAAAAATCTTTGTTGCTAACGGATTAGCAGATAATAAAGCAATTGCTACAACTAAAGACAACTTATACTTCGGTACAGGATTAGTTTCTGACCACAATGAAGTTAAAGTATTAGACATGGCAGACTTAGATGGAAGTCAGAATGCTCGTATCATCATGCGTTTTACTGCTGGTGTTCAATATGCTATCGTTGAAGACATCGTAACTTACGGTATCGTTAACGCTGCTAACTAGAGTAAATAAATCAAATTAAAGGGGTAGGTGAGACTACGGTTTGCTTACCCTTTTTTAACTAACTAATAAAAACAAATAACTATGGCATGTCTATTAACACGCTCAAGAGCTGAAGCATGTAAAGATACAGTAGCAGGGATTAAAGAAATTTACTTCGTTGACTTTGGTCTTTTAGGTGCATACACTCTAGGCAGTAGTGATGAGATAACTAACGCAACATCTGCAGAAAATATCACCGCTCACAAATATCTAGTAAAAGGAAACAACTCTTTTGAAACAACTATCAACGCTTCTCGTGAGAATGGTACTGTTTTCTTTGAGCAAGTACTTAATATCACTCTAAAGAAATTAACTAAAGAGGATAACAAAGAGTTAAAATTATTGGCTGCAGGTAGACCTCACATATTAGTGGTTGACCATAATGACAATGTATTTTTAATGGGTAAAGAAAATGGTGCTGACGTTACAGCTGGTACTGTTTCTACAGGAAATGCTTTAGGAGACTTTAATGGTTACAACTTAACCTTTACAGCTATGGAGAAACTTCCACCTAACTTTGTTACTGTTGATTCATCAGCAGCTACTTTCCCTTTAAGTGAACTTGCAGGGTTATCAGGAACTATAACTATTGGAACACCTGCTTCTATCTAGTATAGTATCTTACTTATAATTAAGGGGTAGTGAAAGCTACCTCTTTTTTTATGCCTAAAACAGAAAAGCTGAGTATAGTTATTTATTTATGGAGATATTAACTACATCGGCAAATGTTCAGTCATTAAAAATAGTGACTAGAAAAGATTCCGTTTCACCCACAATGACATTAACAGATAAGTCAACTAGAACTTCATCTGAGATAATAGTAACTAAGACCACAGAGGGAGACTATATGGTGCTCTCTGCTGCATTTAATCTTAAAGAAGGTAATCAATACTCATATAGAATTAAAGATGGCTTAGAAGAGCTCTATAGAGGTTTAATCTTCTGTACAGACCAACCTAGCTTAGACAAGTATTTTGTCAATAAAGACGAGTATGTATCTGAAGGTACATATAATAATGATTTTGTAATTATATAATGAAAAGAAAGAAGCCACAAAGTAAACCTGAGAGAAAAGTTCAGGATTCAGTTCACGTGATGCAATTATCCTCATATACGGCTCCAAAGGTAATGGAGGACAGTAGGGAAAAGTGGGTAGCATATGGTGAAGATAACAACTACTTCCAGTACCTAATTGATAGGTATAATGGTTCCCCTACATCAAACGCTTCAATTAATGGCATCTCTGAAATGATTTACGGCAGAGGGTTAGACGCTATTGAAGAAGGAGCTAGTCCAGCAGCTATAGATGCAATGAAAGAACTATTCAAGAAAGACTGTGTAAGAAAAGTATGCTTTGACTTTAAGATGATGGGACAGGCTGCAATTCAAATCATATACAGCAAAGACCGTTCAAGAATTGTACAGATAGATCACATGCCGATTGA